GATGTGGGTAGCGAGATATTAAGTCCGTTACAAGTGTTTATTGATGCTTCTGTGCGGTCGATTGACGATCTGGCTCCTGATCAGGCGGTCTATATCGCCAAAATACGCACCTTGGGGTGGATTGAAGCCAATTACGATGTAAGTAAAGATTCTATTCAAAATATTAAAGATGCGACGGATGTGCGGATTCTCAGCACCGATATTAAGCAATTCGGTGATCCGACCGGATCGGTGCATCTCCAAGACCTGATTCCACGGATTCAGGGGAGTCGTACGCAGAATGACCCCGATATGGCGGTGGTGGTTGAGCGATTCCAGCCTATTTCCGAGAAAAACCCCCGTGGGAAATACAGCGCCTTTATTCCCGGTGAACAGATCCTTCACGATGGGGATAACCCCTACGAATCCATCCCACTGGTCGATTTCCACTGGAGTCCGACCACAACAAGTTTCTGGAACAATGATTACGTCAGTGACCTCATTGCTCCGCAACGCTTCCTCAATAAGCGACTGTCGCAGCTTGGGGAACAGGCCAATGCGTCAATTTATGCCGACGAACTGCTTGGACCGACCTTAAAGCGGGACGATATTCCGTCTGATTACCCTGCTCCGATTGAAGGGGGATTAACAGATGGTGGCGTCAAAATGGTGCAACGGCGTGATCCTCCGCAATTACCAGCGTGGTTTATGCAATCAGTGGAACTGACACTGAAATTGATGCGAGAAATCGCTGGTGGCGTGGATTTATTCTCAGAGTCGAAGTTTCCTGGTCAAATGCGTGGTCCGATGGCGGTCCCCATGCTTCAGGAGATTATTGATACCCAATGGGGGAATCTCTATCAGCATTTGGGTCAGCGACTCGGCAAAGTCAAGGAAATGCGGATTAACCGTGTGAAACAGTATTATCCTCCGTTTCGGACGCTGCATTACACCGATAACAGCATGAAAGATGAAGTATTTATCTTTCAGACCTCAGATATTCTGCGTTCTGGCACGGATTACTCTATTACCGTTGAGCGAGGGAGTCTGATTCCAGAGCTTCGAGCTTTACGGGAAGCCCGTATTCGTGAGCATTTACAGTCACCATTGAGTGTGCTGTATATCGACGAGCGTACAGGGCGTATTGACAAGGAAAAGATTGCGGCTGACCTGAGTATGGGCGATATTGGTCGAGAAGATGAAGAATCTCGCTATCGGAAGCTCGCCATGCACCTTGTCGAGCGTCTGTGGCAGGGTGAACAGCTTCCAGAGCATATTCCCATGCCCTTCTGGAACCTGAAAGTCATTATGGATGAATTGGAGTCCGAAATGGCTACGACAGAATGGTTGTCAGCCAGTCCTCCGATTCAACAGGGATTTGTGCAATTCTGGAATAAATGTCGTCAATTCCTTGTCGATTCTGCGAAACAGCGACAGGAAGGGATGCAGGATCAGCAGATTCAGGGCGCGGTGGCACAGGCCGCACAACAAGCCGCAGCAAAAGCCGCAGCCGAAGCGATTGATATGGCAATGGATCAATTCAAAGCCAGTTCAGAGATTGCGCCTCAAGCCCCTCAAGCCTTAGCTCAGGCCATGTCAGAACAGAATCAGCAAGGACCGCAGTAATGGCGGTGAATCGGAAGCGTCTTCAGGGCAATATGAAGATGATGATGAAGGAATATAAAGACAATCCCAAAAAATTCAACGGTGGAAAAAAGCAAGCGATGGCGATTGCCTATTCCAAAACTCGTCGTCGTAAAACTTGACACTAGCAATTATTGATTCTTATACTGCAAAAGACTGCACGATTCGCCTAGAGCGAACAAGGCACGCGAACACGCGGTTTGGGACTCCCCGGCAGGGGAATAACCTATTCGGCACTCGCAGACCACTCGACTGAGGAGAGTTTGATGGCAGAAGATGATGTCAATGTCGCACCGGAACAAACAGAGTCTAGTGCGGCACCAGAAAACACTGAAACAGGAGGCGATACCTCATCATCCGGTTCCTGGCCCGCAGAGGCTCAAGCCGAATACACGAGGAAAACACAAGCTCTTGCCGACGAACGCAAACAGTGGGACTCTGAGCGTTCCCAACAAACGCAGCAGCTACAGCAATATGCACAGCAGTTGCAGCAGCAGCAATATGCGAGACAGGCACAGCAACAATCGCAACAGTCACAGCAATCAAACAACACGATGCTGGATCAGTTACGAACGATGCCGTATCTGGATGGGAACACCGCCGCCCAACTGATGGAGCGCATGGTCAATGAGGGAATTAACCCTCTGAATAATGCGCTCAAACAGCGTGATCAAGCACTGGCGGCGTTGTATAAGGATTACAAGTCCTTAAAAGACAGTGTTGGTGCTTCTCAAGGCAAGCAAGCGGAAAAAGACCTCGAACATCGGTTTACGAAAATCCGTGAGGAACAGGGACTCCCTGACAATGAGATAGTGAACGAACTGATGCGGGATGTGTATTACTCGCATGAGGGAGATACACTGGATCAGGAATACCCCGATATGCTGCGAAAGCGGTGGGAGGGGATTCAAAAAGCGGTCAGGGACGGAGATCGGGCTGCGGCAAAAAAGGCGAAGGAATCACCGTTTCCCTCACAAGGGGGACAGATTTCTCCGACGAGCGGCAAGACTGGTGGCTACAAGACGCCTGAGGAACGGGCGAATGAATTGTGGCCGATGATCAGTCCCGGTCAATCGGGTGAATAGATATCGACCTCAGAAGGAGTTGATTACTCATGGCGAGTACAACTGATGTCGTTGAAGCCTTGAAATACACCTATGGTGTGGATCAAGTCTCGTACTTGGTCAACCAGGAGGTTGTCTGCTGGAATATGTTCCAGAAGGCGAAAAAACCTGTTGGTGGTCGAGGGCAATTCTTGATGCCCATTATGGTGAAAAACCCCGGTTCGTGGACAGGTCTTGCGGAAGGTGGTTCGTTGCCGTCTAACCTCAATCCCGATACGACCGAGGCATCCTTCAGTCTGGAAGAATTTGCCGGACTGTACAACATGTCGTGGAAACTCCTCCAAGACGCACGGAACTCAAAGTTTGCGTTTCAGACGGCGTTGAAAATGATGGAGGCGGGTTTCCGTCGTCGTGTCCTCAAGCTCCTCAATGCCGACCTCTTGTCTGATGGTCTTGGCAAACTGGCCGTGATGCCAGCCGCCGATAACCAGACGACGATTACCGTCGATGCTCTACCGAGTCTCGATGTCGGCATGGTCGTTGACTTGATGGATGCGTCGGACAACAACGCGAAGTTAGCTGACTCTGCAACGGTCACAGCGATAGATGCGCCAAATCGTACTGTTACGATTAGCGGTTCTGCGCCAAGTGGCACCGCCGCAGGTGACTACTTCGTCATTCAAGACACGGTGTCGTCAAGCACCTCATACCATACCAATGGTTTGTTGGGCATTATTGACAACGATGATCCGCCAACACCGAAGGGTGACTTTGGTGGGATCGACCGTGGTACCGCAGGGAACGAATTTTGGGAATCTGTGGTCTTGGCTAATGGTGGCACTAACCGCGCACTGACAGAAGACCTGCTGATGCAGCTAGAAGATTCTGTCCGTGAAAAAGGTGGGGCCAAGTTGAACTCCTACATCTCCAACCTGCCGATTATTCGCCGGTATCACGAACTTCTCCGCGAAGATGCGTTCTTTGCGATGAGTTCACCGAAGGCGTTTGATGGTGGGTCTGGTGTGGGGCGTGATGGTGGGGCGCAGCAAAAAGGTAAAGATGGTGGCGATGGCCGCACGATTTACCGTTTTAGCGGCAATCCGTGGCACGCAGAGCCGTATTTTGCGGCGAATACGATTATCGGTCTGGATACCAAGCATTTCTTCATCGGTCACGGTGAAAATGCGGTGCCTCGTCCGGTATCGGAAATCTTCGATGGAACACCGTTCTTCCGTCAGACTTCCAACTCCACTTTTGAGGTGGCGTGGTACTGGCAGGGTGAGTTGCTGAGTGATAATCCAGCGGCAGGTGCGAAGATTGAAGACGTAGCAGAGTCGTAAACTGAGTAGGTGCGGGGGGATGGAGTCTTACTGGAGAGTCAACTCTGTCCCCCTGTTACTTCGCCAGAAAGTAGGTAACTATGGGTATTAAAGCAATCGCTCGACTTGCGCCGGTTCATGTGGTCTATACCATTTCAGCAGGAGAAGCTGCTGATACGGGGATCTTTGTCGCAGACCAGGATTACGAAATCATGGATGTGCGCGAGGTTCACAGCACGGCTGGAGCCAGTAGCACGACGTTAGATGTTGGTGTGGCTGCATCGGGGACGGCCCCGGCGAGTCTGACCACCGCAATAAGTTCAGCATTGGCGTTGGATAGTACGGCAAATACGCCAGTGCAATCGACCCTGACATCGACGCTTGCTAATCGTAAGCTCGATAAAGGGGAGCAACTGTCGTTGAATTACACCGGAACGGTGACAGCCTACGAAGGATCTGTGCATGTGGTGTTGAAGCCGGTCCGTACGAATACAACGTATTAAGGAGGCGTATGGAGGTCTTTGATCCTGTTCGGTACTCGCTAGAGGAAAACAAGTTTTTCCTGTCACATTTAGGTGAATCTCCTGTTTCGGCTCTTCAGGAAACACTCCCAAATGGGGTGAATCCAGTTGCGGTGCAAGAAGTTCTCGGCCAGTTATATGAACTGGAAGAACTGAACAAGCATCGTGGGATTGCATGGGCAGGAAAAGAGGCGATTTCTGACACCATTGGCAAGTATTTACATGAGCATGAGCGGTGGAGTGAAATGTCCACTCGTGGTGCGCCCCGGTTTCCAACGATGCACGCCTGGGATGGTCGTGGTCGTCCACATCGGGGTGGCATCACTTCTGATGCTGGTTCAGTCAGTACGTATTTTGATGAAAATGGTGAGCGAGTCTCGTTTCGGGTTTCCTTGAGAGATGCGGCGTCTGAAGTATTTCAGGCACCGTGGGCAAAAAAGGCAGAACCCGTACCGGATGCGTTGATTGAAGATACTGAGAATGGCTCATTAAAGTGTCCCGTCGATGGATGGGTGGCAAACTTTAAGCCAGAATCTCGCCAGTCCTACAACATGGCCCGTGCGCGTATGTCGAAACACTGTAAAACGAGCAAGGATGATCGTGTTCGTGAGTTCGGTATGAAGGTTTTCGGATGATAGACACCCCACCGATTGAGGAAAGTCCTCAGTTTTGGCATCCTAATCGGTTTGGGGTTCAGTTTGCACCGGAGTCCTTTCGACAGCAGCTTCGGGGTATACATCACGATTTGGAGGCCACATGGCATCCTCTTCGTGAGCGTTGGTTGGTCTGGTACAAGCGTCCTCGTATACAACACCATCGGTCTAAAGGATGGCTGTTGTTGTTTGTGGTGGAAGACTCTAGTGGTCAATATGTCCCACTGGACACCCGCGCACTTGCCGCCTGTTATGAACAGAGCGGTTTTAAGTGGGGGTCTGGTAAGAAATATTGGGCTAGGGTTGAAGAAGAGTCACAGCGAGAGCAAATGGAACGCGATGCTGACCGAGAGCAAGAGCTTTCGGACGTAGGGTCTGATCGATGGGATCATACGAAAATACAGGTCAGTATGCGTGGTCATTCCTCTGGCAGTAAATTTGTGAATCACCATGCGGGGGATTAAGTCTTATGGCTACAGGCCAATCGCTGTTGGACACGATGGAAGTGATGGATCGTGGTCTTCAGCTTCAGTCAGGTGAAAC